CAAGTCAACATATTGATTCGAAAAGTTTGAATGTTTTTTGAAACTTTCCAAAAAATGACTGTAGTCTGGGTCTAAGGTAAAAAACCTTTCTTGAGGTCCGGTTGCTGTCAGCTGCAGTTGACCAGCCATTACTACTATATCTATCTAAAATTTTAATCCCGCTAAACCACTCTCTATTCTTAACACGTTATAGTTCACCGCATACACACGTGTGTTATTATCACTATCTGCATATTTGGGATTTATTTGAATTTTGAGAAGTTTATGAGCTACACGACTCATATTAACCTGTCCGGTTGGGTAAGGCATTTCAGGTTTCATTGCGAACGAATACATACCAAATTTGGCCGGACCAAACCTATTGGAACTACCAAAAGGAGAACCTGGGGTAATTGTGTCTGAAAATGGAGCATTCACGTGATGTTTTAATGCTTGTTCATACACCATAAACTTTGTATCTCTACTGAATACGAGCTCGTTATTGAAACGAAGTTCGACGTTTGTTATGGTATTGTACTCATTGGGGTAATTATTTTGAAAAGAGACTTCTGATTGTGAAACAAAGAAAAGTTCCTTTACGGGGTGTGTAAAATTAAGCATGACCGCCTTAGTATTCTCCCCAGACTTCATCTTGAACTTAGACATTTGAACCTGTGTGATGACGTAATCGAGGGGTCTAGACATCAGGAAACCACTCTCTTCGGGGGTTACGTAGATGAACTCCGTATCCATAGAAAACTTTGGAATAGAAGCTACATCACTGGGTAAACTACCGCCAAATGTGAGTTCCGACAGGGGACGAGTTTTAATTCTCACCTCTATGAGTTGTTTTGTCAGGGCACAGGTGGGTATAGCCAGGCTTGGATTTCTGTAGAAATAAAAGGGAAGTTCCAGGAAATACGTGTAATTGGTGCCAGATGCATAACTCAAAATATTTCCATGTCCATTGAGGAAATATAGAGTTTGGTCTACGTCATCATCTGTGTTGTAGAGTTGTTGATGCATGTAAATGTATTCTCCTGTAATTTTTTGAATAGTTTGCCCTCCAATTAGAAGCTCGGCGTATTCGATGAGATGTGTGATGACAGAGGGACACCAAATATTATTATTCGAACCACCGTCGGGTGTAGGATCTTGAAGAGTTATTTTAAGGGTAAGATTTCGTACCAAGTCACCCTTGTCACCGGGTACTCTACACGTGATAATCTTATCAAAGTCGATTTCTCCGTCGAATTGACTCTCCACAAAATCGAAAGCAAACTTTGAATGCTTCTTGAAATTCATCAGGAAGTATGAAAATTGTGGTTCACCTGTGAGCCATTCGTCTTGAACTCCAGTGGCAGCAAGTCTCAGTCGACCAGCCATTCCTATTGTATATGAGTAAAATTTTGGTAAATAAAACGAAACGCTATACTAGAATGAATCTTCAGTTGAGGAAGTTCAAACCTGAGACGATTAGTGATGATCGTGTGTGTGTTTTCATAGGGAAACGTAATACAGGTAAATCAACCCTAGTGAAAGACATCATGTTCCATAAGAGACACCTTCCAGCAGGGATCGTGCTTTCTGGAACTGAAGAGGGTAATCATTTTTATTCCGAGTTTATTCCTGATCTCTTCATCTACGGCGACTATGACAGAGATGCGATAGAACGAGTGATGGCGAGACAAAGAAAATTGGTGGGTAATGGAAAAAGGAACTGCGGAGCATTCATGCTTCTAGACGATTGCATGTATGATTCGAAGTTCCTCAAAGATACGTGCATAAGACAGTGCTTCATGAACGGGCGACACTGGAAAATTTTCTTCATGTTGACGATGCAATATGTGATGGATTTGCCACCCGCGCTGCGAGCTAATGTAGATTACGTGTTTATACTCAGGGAGAACATCATACAAAACCGAGAAAAACTCTATAAATCCTTTTTTGGTATATTTCCCTCGTTTGACATGTTTTGCAAGGTGATGGATGCCTGCACAGAAAACTATGAGTGTCTCGTGTTAGACAATACGGTTAAATCTAACAGGATACAGGACTGTGTGTTTTGGTACAAAGCAACCATCAGAAAAAACTTTAGAGTGGGTGGACCAGAGTTGTGGCAACTACACAAGAAAATGTATAATCCCAAATACCTTCAACAGAAGGAGGATGATGCTAAGAAGGCGACAAAGAAGACGAATCTCAAAATTACAAAGACCAAATAGGTGCGTCTCGTGATTGGTTCAAAAACATATAGGTATATTAAATGGCTTCCGATCAAGTGAATACCATGAATTTGGCTGACGATGGTGAGGGGATGGTTCCTATCAGTAATAATCCCTCTACGACTTTCATTAAGAATGAGGCGTTCAATCCACCCGAAAAAAATGTGAGTCAAAGTAAAGAGACGACGATGGATTCTACTCCCATTAATGATATTATGATGGAGCCCCCTATGATGACTGATGAGCCCAGGATGCAGAGCATGCAGATGTCTGCTCCCCACCCCCAAGGCGCTTATGCGAACGGCAACGGCCAGGCTGAGAAGCCCGCCAGTAAGAACCCCATGAACCTTACTGATGAGCAGATGACTGCTCTTCTTGTCGCCGCTTGCACTGCTCTCGCTGTGAGCAAGCCTGTTCAGGACCGTCTTGCGACTTCTATCCCCAAGTTCCTTAACGAGCAAGGGGGTAGGAGTATGGTTGGTCTTGCCTCGACCGGCGTCGTGGCGGCTATTGTCTTCTATTTCATGAAGGACTACATCATCAAGCCCTAAATAGGTCTTTCCCAGCCCATATTACTGTAAATAGAATTATCGATACCCGAATAGTAGGTTGCGAGAGCACCCATAGCGAATGTTCCCGCTAACAAGGCACTCAATTTAAGTTTCTTGTTAACGTCAGCTTTGTGGTCCGTGATCGCTTCCTTAGTTTCAGACGAAATCTGATTGATGAAGAAAGTCAACACTAACGCCATGAAGGTTGAGGAAAGGAAAAAGACCCTATCCACCGCAAGACGGGGAATGTTACCGATGGCAAAACGAATCATGTTTGGTATCACGACAGTGAGCCATATCAGATTCACGTAATAATTCTTAAAAAGAAGAGGAATGAGGGTGACAGCGTACATAGCAATCCAGTAGCCAATAGCTGTCAGTAAAATGTTTACCGGCGTCTTCATTTAATCTAGACTAAGATTATTTATCCTGGATGTGCTGACCACAAAATTTAGTTCGTTCGGGTATTTGTTCGTAGATGCCTAAATGAATACAGATGTTCCGAAGTTCGATGTAGTTGTTCCAAAATTCAGGGGAATGAGAATATTCATCGACCGTGCAGTGTGCCAACTCGTGAATGAGAACATGAAAAATTTCATTCGTGTTCCCATCCAAACACACCACAATCTCACCACCCTTATTCGTATTTGAACCCACAGAGCCGTTCATCCTCTTCATACCCGTGATGGGGATGCATCTATACAACATCTTAAACTTTTCGTGATTTGTATCTTGAAGATGCTCCCTGAGGGTACGATATTTTTCCTTCACCTCGACGAGTTCCTTTGGTTCTCTCGTCTGCTGAAGAAGTATCAAGTTGACAAGTAGTAATAGAATCAACGCTATCATCTCTTATATACAAAGATAAATTTGCTATACAATTGTGATATAGGATTTCCCGTGAGACCCTCCCACAATTCTAAACTAAACCCCAACTCTTCTAGATGTGTGACTAAAAGGTCCTTGTACGCAACCGGTTCAGACTTTGCTCCATCTGCGTAGTACGGAGTGTCCACCAAATTTACAAAAAGTTTTTCACCAAAGCCGCCGTTGCCATGGTCTTTGAGTTTGAAAAAGTTTCCATCCTCATCTATGTACGGTGTTTTGAAAATAATCTTTTCAGAATCCGGAATGATTCCTATGAGAAGTCCACCAGGTTTCACGCGTTTCTTAATTTCATGTATAGAACTGAAAAAGAAATCCCTAGAAGCGAAGATGTAGTGAAGCGAGAAATTGAAGCACACGATATCAAATTTTCTGTTGGGACAGTTGTGTATGTCACCCTCGTAGAAGTTTACGCGCATGTGCATATTTTTCGCACGTGAACGAGCTTCTTCTAGAGCT